GGGCGGGGGCTGGCTGATTCAATTCGTGAGATGTGGAGAGGATCGGAGGTTGAAGAATGACCACTGATCTTACCATCGCAAACATTTTAGCGCATATGGATTACGAATTCGAGGCAAATCCATATCTGATGATTTATGTTATATGCAATCGGTGTGGTCACGATAGGTTTGAGATTTGTGATTCACGACAAGAAATAGGGCCGTCTGGGTTGACTGTATACAGTTTATGGATTGCTCAATGTATGAATTGTGGAACCATCCATGAAATTAACATTAGCAAAATGCAGGTGTCAAAATGACAGACGAGCATAAAACATGCCTTGAGTATGATGATGAATGCGGAATGTGTGCAAATGGGTGCCCGTATTCAGATGATTGGAATTCTGCATTTAAATACTGTGAATGGTATTGTGAATATGACTAGGTGAATGAATGACATACGACTCGTTTTCGTTTTGGATTGGCGTTGGAACCGGAATAATTGGAGGATTTGCTGGTATGATTATACTGAAATTATGGGATGTTGTATGACAATATACATCAATATACGAAATACACGCAGTATCACCGCTATATGTGATTACGGTGAGCACCATTATGCAGGATGCAGTATTTCCGCGTTTGAACATAACCACGAAATAGAGAACAATTATTATTACTCGTGTAATGCCCTACCAGAGCAGCAATTTACTCCAATATGCGAGTATTGCCCTGGAAACAAGCATCGTAAATACATGAATGAAATGAGATTGCTTGATGATGCAGAGGATCATGAATGACTACCGATTACCAACAATTTTTAGAATCTAAACGAATGACTAATCCAGATACAGGATTTGAACCGGATATGTCATTATTTCCAGAAGAGATGTTCGACTTTCAGCGTGATTGTTGCTCGTTCAGCCTGAAGAAAGGTAGAAGCGCTCTATTTCTTGGTACGGGGCTTGGAAAATCTTTAATATCGTTAGCATGGGCTGATCAGGTGTGCAAACATACCGGAGGAGATGTCTTAATACTGGCACCTCTGGCAGTTGCACCGCAGACCGTGCGCGAAGGCCAGAAGTTTGGCATTGATGTCAACTATTGCAGAGGGCAAAGTGGTATAAAACCTGGAATAAACATCACCAATTACGAGATGTTAGAGCATTTTGATACGCATCATTTTGCTGGTGTAGTCCTGGACGAGTGCTTCGCCTATGATACTCCAGTAGATGTCTTTTTAGATGGACAAGTATTATCAAGACATATATCGAATATTAATGTAGGAGATGAGATCGTAAATGCATCCGGCATTGATACTGTATCAGAAATACATAAACGTAGGATTGATGAGTGCATCGCAGTCAACATTAGAGAAACTGGAAGAAGAGTTATCTGCTCGCCGAATCATCCTTGGTTCACTTCACGCGGGTGGGTTCATGCAAAACATTTGCGAGAAACCGATATTCTTATGGAAACAGCCGAAACTATGCGAATGGTGCGGGAATATCTTTTACCCTCGGATGTGCCAAGAAGCGGGGAAGAGATTCTGCAATCAATCTTGTTCAGCGAAATGGAGAATGAACAATCCTATACACAAAGCAAAAGTTCACACAAAGGAAACACATGCAAAAATAGGCGCAAAAATACGGATTTGGAGGATGAGTGGATCTCCATCGGCATTAAAAGCGCAGGAGCATATCCGGAATCTCAATCCGATGACGAATCCAGAATCAAGAGAGAAAATGTCCCGCACGCTGAAAGCAATGGGGCACAAACCTTTAAAACGTGGAGGAAATGGGATGCCTCTGCCGGAGCCCCAGTTGATATTGATGGGCTTACTACCAAGTGGATGGACTCCAGAATATGCTATCTCACTGGGGAAACGGAAACCCGGATATCCGACTTGTTACAAAGTGGACTTGGGGAATGCAGAGAAGAAAATTGCTATAGAAGTGGATGGTCCGAGTCACAAGGGAAAGAGAAGGAAACAGGACGAAAAGAAGGACGATGCATTAGAGGTTCTAGGGTGGAAAGTATTGAGATTCTCAAATCAGGAGATTATGAGTTTGAAAGACTGCGTGAATCTGACGGGAATGTCTATTTATATGACATTAAAGCAACACGGCATCCATCTTTTAGTGTAGATGGATATTTAGTTCATAATTCTTCTATACTAAAATCATTTTCAGGCAAGATTCGGAATCAGATAATAGACTCGTTTTGCAGGACTCAATACAAGTTGTCATGCACGGCCACTCCATCCCCGAATGACCACATGGAACTAGGTAATCAGTGTGAGTTCTTGGGCATAATGAACTATTCAGAAATGCTGGCAACGTATTTTGTGCATGATGGTGGTGATACTTCTAAATGGCGCGTGAAAGGCCACGCGGTAGAAGCGTTTTGGCAGTGGGTAGCATCATGGGCTGTGATGATGCAGAATCCTAGAGACCTCGGCTATGATGGTTCATTGTTCGATTTGCCTCCTCTGAATATGGTGCAGCATACGGTCACTCCTAAATCAAGCCGGTTCCAGGGTAGAGGAGTGGCAAAGACCCTCAACGATAGGAGAGACGCAAGACGGGAGAGCCTGAATGAGCGCGTGGCAAAGGCTGCGGAAATTGTGAATGCTTCGGATGAGACATTCGTATGCTGGACAGGTCTTAACGCGGAATCTGTAGCATTGGAGAAATTGATCCCTGATGCGGTTGAGGTCACTGGTTCTGATAAACCTGAATACAAAGAAAAGATGAGTATGGAATTTGTTGATGGTAATATTCGTGTGTTGGTAACCAAAGGAGAAATATTCGGGATGGGTCTTAACTGGCAGCATTGCCACAATATGATATTTTGCGGGTTAAGCGACTCATGGGAGATGCTCTATCAATCCATCAGACGGTGCTGGAGGTTCGGTCAGGATCATCAGGTAAACGTCCATATCATCACATCAGAGGCTGAAGGAGCAGTCGTAAAGAACATCAAGGAGAAGGAAAAGAGGTTTAATGAAATGTTAAGCGGGATGATTTCTGCCAGCCAGGAAATCACGAAAGAGAACATCAGAGGGAGTTTTAGAATGAGCGATGAATATAACCCACAGGAAAAGATGGTAGTTCCCGGGTGGTTATGATGAGGGTATTAGTAGCGTGCGAGATGTCCGGGCGCGTGCGAGATGCGTTTATTAAACGTGGGCATGATGCGATGTCGTGCGATCTGTTGCCAAGTGAATCACAAGGGCTGCATTATCAGGGAGATGTAAGAGATATTATTGATGATGATTGGGACTTGATGATTGCTCATCCTCCCTGCACACATTTGGCGGTATCCGGGGCACGATGGTTTAAGGATAAGATAGAAGAGCAAAATGAAGCGCTTGAGTTTGTCAGGTTTTTAATGGATGCACCAATTGATAAGATTTGCATTGAGAATCCGATATCAATCATATCATCAAAAATAAGAAAGCCAGATCAGATTATTCAGCCGTGGCAGTTTTTTGGGCATGGGGAAACTAAATCCACGTGTTTATGGTTAAAGAATCTCCCCAAACTCACTGCCACAAATATAGTTGATGGTAGAGAGAACAGAATTCATAAAATGGCTCCATCGAAAATGCGATCCATTGATAGAAGTAGAACTTATATTGGTATTGCGGAGGCTATGGCTTCGCAATGGGGGATCTAATTTTTATATTTTTGAGTGTAATATAGTATATCTATGAGGTGAAAATGACTGAAGAAACAACAGTTAAAAACCAGTATATTGGTGAGAATTTCGCACTCTACAATGTTGACAATGTTGATGGAATTAAATCAATTCCTGATAACAGTATACACTATTGTATTTACTCTCCTCCATTTATCTCGTTGTTCACGTATAGTAACAACGAGCGTGATATTGGGAATTGCACGACTGATGAAGAGTTTTACAAACATTTTGGGTATCTTGTTAAAGAACTCTTCAGGGTTATGATGCCAGGGAGAGATATGAGCGTTCATTGTATGGATTTGCCTACCAGTAAACAGAGAGATGGTATAATAGGCCTGAAGGATTTCAGAGGTATCCTCATCAAGATAATGCAGGATGCTGGATTCATATACCATTCTCAAGTTGTTATCTGGAAAGACCCAGTCGTGGCCATGCAGCGCACAAAAGCGCTCGGATTGCTATGGAAACAACTGAAGAAAGATTCTACAATGAGCAGGCAGGGACTCCCGGATTATGTTGTTACATTCCGAAAACCGGGTGAGAATCCAGAGCCTGTATCTCATACCGCTGAAGAATACCCAGTTGAGAAATGGCAGAAGATCGCGTCTCCTGTATGGATGGATATTAATCAATCATGCACATTGCAGAGAGAATCCGCGCGTGAAGACGCTGACGAGCGCCATGTTTGCAGTCTCCAACTAGAGGTAATCGAGCGATGTATCGAGTTATGGTCTAACCCTGGGGACATCGTTCTTGATCCGTTTGTAGGTATAGGGTCATCTGTATATCAGGCTCTCTTAATGGGTAGGAGAGGTATAGGGTTTGAGTTAAAGGACTCGTATTATCAACAGGCGGTGTTAAACTGTAAACGCGCAGAATCCAACGCTAAAACCCCTCAAGTTGGACTTGACAAATGGGTATCGACTAATAATGAACAGAGAACATTGGAGGTATAAATAAATGAAACTAACAGTATCAACTAGCGTATTGAAAGAGTTTTTCTCGATTGTAGAGACATTAACGTCTGAATTGAGATTACACATCGATTCAGATAAAATCTGGTATAGAACCACAGACACGGCAAATGTAGCGATGGCATATTCTGAACTGTCATCAGAAGCCTTCTCGTGCTATGACATCGCAGAACCGATATCAATATGCATTGACCTCACCAAGTTCAAAAACGTATTCCAGATGAAAGGCGCTGAAATCACAATCGAATCTGTTAACGAAACTCAAATTATAATCTATTGTGGGGGGTATGACTACAAACTCGCATTATTGAGCGATGCAACCGTCAAAAAAGATCCAAACATGCCACAATTGGATTTACCCGGTGAAGTGGTAATAAATGGTGGGATCATTGGAGACATCCTTAAAATTGTTGGAATATCATCTGACAAACCGCGCCTGGTATTGGAACCATCAGGATTCCGGATCTATGCAAAAGACATTGATGAGGTAGGTAGGACTATCAAACCAGATGAGGCAATCAAAATGTCAGGAACTGGGAACAGTATGTATTCCATTGACTACCTGAAAGAGGCTGCGCGGGCGTGGGGAAATGCTGAAATTACCATCCAACTTGGAAACGAGTTTCCAATCATTGTATCATACCAGATTACGCGCGGGAAATCCATGTTCCTGCTTGCTCCAAGAATCCAAGATGAGTGATATAAATGATTGAAAAATACAGATGCTCAACGTGCGCGTGTAATTTTGATGGGATATGTATTCTGAACCCTCCGGTATGGATAAGTGATTTGAACAGATGTGCACAACCACCAGCACGTTCAGATGGTGGGTGCGTATCAGGTTGGAGACCGCGCGAAGGCAGGATTCCACATCCGGATCAGGTTGAGTTAGGGTATTGGAAATGACAAAAAGCCTTACTGATCCATACCGTGGAGTGTTGGAATTTGCTTATTCCATGTATGGGACACATGGGAAATTTACATCCAAGGACATTGGAGGTGATGATGGATGTATGAACGCGCTCCGCTCCAAGGGGTATATCAAACGTGGGAAAGATCGGAAATGGCGCGTTACTGATGATGGAGAGGATTATCTCCGAACTTACGTTCTGAACCGGAAAGAAAAACCAAAAACTGACAACGACTGGGAAGCGAGGGAGGCGGTGCAAAGTGCCGTTTATTGAGGTTGAATACATTCCCACAAACTCTTTTATATACGCGCGTCATTAGTGTAAAGTAACATAACCCTTAACCATAGGGGAGATGGCGGATCATAACGACCATGACGCATAAAGACGACGAAATAGGAAACTAAATACAAAATATGCCACGGAAACCAACAGGAAACCCAAACGGGCGCCCTCCTATTGAAATCGATTGGAAAAAGTTTGACGCTTTATGTAAAATACAGTGCACACTACCTGAAATCGCATCTATTTTTGATTGCTCTGTCGATACTATTGAAAATAAGGTTAAAGAAGCCTATGGTGTTACTTTTTCGGCATATTATGAGCAAAAGAGAGCCGGGGGCAAAGCAAGCCTTCGGAGGATGCAATGGAAGTCAGCAGAGGATGGAAATACCACTATGCTGATATGGCTCGGCAAAAATATACTTGGACAAACTGATAAGGTTCAAAACGAGATATCCGGTCCTAATGGCGCGCCTATACAATCAGAGGTATCCGTAAGTTTAACTGATAAACTGGCTAAATATAAAGACTTGTTTAACGATGAGTCTAACCAGCAATAAACCTATTTTACCCCAAGAACTATTTTCTGATACACTTCTTGCTAACCCATACATACCTCATGACCCTACTATAAAGCAGGCTGAATTTTTAGTTAGATTAGAAAAAGAGTGTCTATATGGAGGAGCAGCTGGTGGTGGGAAAAGCGATGCGCTATTAATGGCTGCGCTCATGTTTGTAGAGGTGCCCGGATACGCGGCAATCATTTTCAGGGAGTCCTTTTCTGATTTGGCGCTTCCTGGTGCAATCATGGATAGGGCTACCGAATGGTTAGGTCCTTACCTCAACGATAAGATGATTCACTGGGATGACAAGATTAAGACATTTCAGTTTCCGTCTGGTTCTACGCTTTCTTTTGGGTATTTAACCGGGCCGCGCGACAGATTTAGGTATCAGTCGGCAGAGTTCCAATTCATCGGATTTGATGAGTTAACGCAGTTAAAAGAGCGCGATTATAGGTATCTGATGTCACGTCTTCGCAGATTGGTTAATACTCACATACCTCTTCGAATTCGGGCAGCATCCAATCCAGGAGGAACCGGTCACGATTGGGTTAAAGACCGATTTGTAGTAGGTGGCAAACTGTTTATTCCTGCAAAACTCGATGATAATCCTCACCTAGACCGGGAAGAATACATCAAAACGCTGATGGAATTGGACCCTGTAACACGCGCGCAGTTGATGAATGGTGACTGGGAAATCGGAATAGAAGGCAACCTGTTTAAGCGGTATTGGTTCAAACTCAATGACATTGCTGATAATTTCTGGAACAAGAAATTGAGGTTCTGGGATTTGGCAGCAACGGAGAAGAATGATAGCAATGAACCCGATTGGTGCACTGGCCTCCTATTAGGCCGTCATGATAATCGCGGGTGCGTTCTTGATATTGTTCATGTTAGGTTGAGACCTGCCGAGGTAGAGGCTACAATTGCGCACACTGCGCGACTAGATGGCAAGAACGTTAGGATAGCCATAGAACAGGAAGGCGGCGCATCGGCTAAATTACTGATTGATACATGGAAGCGAGGTATTCTGAAAGGGTATACAGTCGATCCTGCGCGTCCATCTGGTAACAAGGTTGTAAGGGCTAAAGTCGTGAGTGCTCCATCAGAACGTGGAGAGATTGATGTTAAACATGCTGGATGGAATAATGAGTTCTTCGATGAATTGACGAGGTTCCCGGAAGGTGCTCATGATGATATAACTGATTCATTTTCAGGAGCATATGCTGAATTGTTTGGTGATTTGACTGGAGTTAAGAAAGAAAACATTCCAAAACGAAACAAGAAGAATCCCCGCGGTGGATTCACATAAATTTATACTTTCTTACGCGCATTATATTTTACCATGTCTAATATATCCGTGACGGTATACGACACGTATAACCTAGCAGAGGCAGCACTAGAAGCGCTTGATTCTTCTATTGAGGCGCATATCGAAGAACTGATGATCGGAGGGGCAACCAAGTATATGATTATTGCAGATACTAAT